TACTGTTGCTAATAGCAGTATCAATAAAAGATTAGGTGTCATTAGAGAAACGTTCAGATATGCGTTAAAGCATAGAATGATGAACAATGATGATTTACCTAATCCTGACGTTAGGAAAAAAAATATGGGTGTAGAAGATTTAAGTCGAAGTGAACCTTCTATTAAACCTATGCTTAATGTTCAGGAAGAAAGTCAGCTTATTCAACAAGCCAGAGATAATGGTGATGAAGAATATGCTGATGCTCTCATTTGGCTATTTGATACTGGGATGCGCCATGATGGAGAATTAAATGTCATTAAATATAGTGACGTTAATTTAAAATCAAAAAGCATTTCTTTTCAAAGAAGAAAGACAGGTGGTAACTGGAGTGTAATTCCATTAACACAAAGATGTCTTGAAGTCGTAAAACGTAGAAGTAAGTTTGCACTTGCTAATGGTGGCAGATTATGGACTTACACACGTGGTCAACTGAGACACAAGTGGGATTTGGTAAGACGTATGGCAGGATTACCAAAAAAATTTAGTTCCTACTGCACACGACACACCTGCTGCACAAGATTAGTAGAAAGTGGTCTTCCTGCTAATGTCGTTAAGGACTGGATGGGTCATAAATCAGTGATTACATCTTTGACTTATTATGCTAAAAGTTCTCCCAAACTTTTGGATAAAGCGGTCAATGCCTTAGAGACTTATAACCAAGAGTGTGATGCTACTGTTGGAGATGTTATTCCAATGATGGGTCATAACTCTAGAAGTAAGGAGAAGACTAAGTAGTATATGATGATACCGAATGATAATGCGTCTGTGGAGAAATTGGCAAACTCGCCAGTCTTAGGAACTGGTGTCGCAAGACTTGTCGGTTCAAGTCCGACCAGACGCACCATTCGAGAAGTTTTTATTGGTAATTATAAAAACGTAAGTTATATCATCAACAATAATTACAAATCTTGTTGCATCAGTTGTTGCATTAATGACAATTGTTGCATGAGTGACATAGGAAGGATGGCTAATAACGTAGGTTATACGCAATGCGTAAGACTTAGGAAATTATGTCATCCTTTCTACATCAACACATGTGCATATAATCTAGTAAGCACAACAATAATAATCAAAAAAACAATATCGACACATGTGCATAATTCCATGCAACATATGCAACATATCTCATGCAACAAACCACAGGTGCAGATATTTCAAACAAATAAGGAACATCAATGACAATACAACAACAACAAGCTGAACTTTTACAGCAACAAATAAAAGAACTAATAAAAGTAGGTGTAGGCGGCAAATATAAAGATACCACTGATTATACCAAACAAATCCAAGATGAATTGGAATTAGAACAAGTGATGCAGAATAGGGGTGTTGAAAGATATAAAAAACAACAAACTGCAGCAGTTATTAAAACGCAAGAAAGTACGACATTGTATGGATTACAATATCAAGCAAAGTACATTTCTAAATTATCTGCACTAATTAATGAAGATATAGTTAAAACTATGTCTGGCAATTCAGGTAGACATAGAACTTCATTCAAACTGATTTGTCAGTGTCTAAATAAACTTAAATTAAATGAACAAATGCTTAAACCTAATGCGGATAATTGGGATAGTATTTCTTTGATAGTTTTGAAGAATGTCATTAATGGCATCAGTAAGAACCACACTTTAAATAGACTGTCTATAGCAATTGGTTCAGCATTAGAACAAGAAGCTAGACTGTGTATGTTTGAAGATAAAGATAAACCACTATTTCAGAAAGTATCTAAAATCTTAAACTCAGGTCAGGGGATGCAAAAGCAAAGTAAATATCTTTATAAGAAAAATGTATTTACTTACTGGATGAATAGAAATGACCTAACTTGGAAAAGATGGAGTAAAAAAGACAAGGTTCATTTAGGTACTGAACTCATTCATTATTGTGAAGTATTGAATTTAGTAACGTGTCAATTGGTTAATAAAGGAAAAAACAAAACCTTATATTACGTCAATCCTACTAAGAAGATGCTTCAAGAAATTAAAGATTTTAACAATGTCAATGAAGCAATGTATCCAGAATTTTTGCCAATGATTATGCCGCCAATGGATTGGGATTATAGTCCTTTTCGTGGCGGATATTATGGTCGAAAATATAATCAGGAAAACAAACCTGAAGAAGTAGTCAAATCAATCAATCAAAGTAAGGAGAAAAAGTAATGCACTACAATTTGTTCAAATCAAGTAATCGAAAATATCTAGAAGAAATCAAGCATAGGGGTCACGAAATGCCTATCCTTTATGATGCGGTAAATATACTGCAGAAGACAGAATGGTTAGTAAATGAACCTGTTTATAAGGTATTTAAGCACTGTCTAGATAACAATATTCCACTAGGAAAACTTCCAGTTAATCCTGAGAGTATTGAATTACCACCTAAACCTGCAGATATAGCAACCAACAAGGATGCTTTAATTAAATGGAAGAAACTTGCAAAACCTATTCATTATCAAAAGGTGAAGCTGCAATCTAAATTTATTCAAGTTCATCAAATTAAAGCTATTGTTGAGAGATATAGAAAACTAAATAAGGGTTTCTTTTTTCCGCAGCAATATGATTTCAGGGGTCGCTTATATCCAAAACCTGCAATGTTTGAACCGCAAAGTGCTGATTATGCAAGAGCATTAATGAAGTTTAAATTTGGTAAGAAGATGGGAACTAATGAAAACTTTGAAAAGTTTGCAATCTATGGTGCCAATTTATTTGGTGAAGTTGATAAAGAACCAATTGAAGTTAGATTAAAATGGGTAACTGAAAATAGTGATAGATTTATTGCTACAGCTACAGACCCAATTAATGACCACTACTGGGATAAAGCGGACAAAGCATTCGCTTTTTTAGCATGGGCAATCGAATATAAAGCATTTGCAGAAAGTGAATTTGATGCAGATTTTATCACAACATTGCCTATTCAAGCTGATTGTTCTAATTCAGGACTTCAGCACTACAGTGCAATGATGAGAGATGAAGTAGGTGGAAAAGCTACTAATCTTATTCCATCTAATAAACCACAAGATGTTTATAATGAAGTTGCAGAAAATGTGATAGAAAAATTGGAACGTTATAAAAGAGAACCAAGACTTCCTGAAAAAAAGAAAGACAAGGTAATCGAATATAATGATGTTCCATTTGCTACTCAATGGTTAGATTATGGTATCAATAGAAAAACTGTAAAGAAACCAGTTATGTGTTTACCTTATTCTCTTACAAGATTTTCTTGTAGAAAATATTTAGAAGAACATGTTTTAAAAGAAGAACAAGATAGGGGAGTTTATAATCCTTTCAAAGCAGACTTGTTTAAAGCAACTCAATATCTAATGCCAATCGTTTGGCAATCCATAGGTGAAGTTATTGTTGGTGCAAAAAATGTTATGAAGTTTTTACAAGAAGTAAGTAGACTTGTTTCTTCTGAAAACCTTCCAGTCTGTTGGTTGACACCGAATAATTATCCAGTGCAAATGTGGAATTATGAAACTGAAAGTAAACGTGTGAAAACACGTATGGGAGATAGTGTAATTAAATTAACATTATTAACTAATACAGATAGAATTTCTAAACGTGATACTTCTCAGGCAGTGGCACCTAATTTTATTCATTCGTTGGACAGCGCTTGTTTACAGTTAGCAGTTGTTAAAGCACGTACTGCAGGTATAGAAAACTTTTGTATGATACATGATAGTTTTGGTGTTCTTGCACCAGACTATGACGTAATGGCAGTTGCAGTTCGTGAAGCATTTTGTGAAATCTATGAAAAAGATGTTTTAGCAAATTGGGCAAAAGAAATGCACGATATGTTATCTGAAAAAAATCAAAGAAAATTTCCTAAATTGCCACCTAAAGGTAGATTGGATTTGGCTTTAGTAAAAAAATCAATCTTTTTTTGTATCTAAAAATTTATCTGCACATGTGTAGATAAGTACCACTATAGACATACCAAACAACAACGAACAAAGGAGTTATATATGTCTATTGAAAACACTAAGATAAGTGTCATAGGGGAAGCTATTTACCCACATTTAACAAAACCTGATGTTCGCTTCAATCAAGATGGCGAATACAAGGTAACTCTTAAAATTAGTAAATCAGACGCATCTGATATGGTTAAATTATTTGACCAAGCATTAGATGACAGTCTTGCTGATGCAGAGAAAAAAGTTAAAGGTAAACAGGTTAAAGAAGCACCTAGACCTTATACAACTGAAGGAGACAACGTCTTCTTCAAATTTAAAATGAAAGCTAGTGGTACGAACAGTAAAACTAAAGAAAAGTTTACTCAACGACCAACTTTATTTGATGCCAAGAAAAGACCAATTACTAATGGAACAGTAATTTGGGGTGGCAGCAAAATGAAAGTAGCTTACCAATTAGTTCCATATTATGTACCTGCAATTGGTGCAGGGGTATCGGCAAGATTAAAAGCATGTCAGATATTAAAATTAGTTGAAGGTAAAGATAGCGCTTCTTCTCATCTATTTAAAGAAGAAGAAGGTTATGAAACTTCAACACCGAATAATCTTTCAGAAACTAAGTCAAATGAGACCGAAGTACAAACAAGTACAGATTTCTGAAAAGATTAAGCTAAAGAGTGGGTTAGAAGAAGTTATCTTCGCTTTCCTTTCATCCGAGAACGTTTCATTTTCATATGAGACACTCAAAATAACTTTCGACCAACCCACTCAGAAGCGTACCTACACACCAGATTTTCCCATAAAGAAATCTTTTATTGTAGAAGCTAAAGGAAACTTTAATTCAGCAGATAGAAAAAAGCATAAGTTAATTAAAGCTCAACATCCTGAATATGATATTCGATTTATCTTTTCTAATTCTAAAACAAGAATAGGTAAAAAATCTAAAACAACATATGGCAAGTGGTGCGATATGTTTGGTTTCAAATACCACTGCATACAATCAACAAAACAAAATTTCCCAAAAGAATGGTTAATAGAAATAAGGAGTAAACAAGATGGCAAGACAATCCACTAAATTTATTGTGATACATTGTTCACAGACTAGACCTTCAATGGATATAGGTGCCAAAGAAATAGATAGATGGCATAGAGAACGTGGGTGGTTAAAAATAGGTTATCATAAAGTTATTAGAAGAAATGGTGATATTGAAAATGGTCGTGGCATTGATGAAATTGCTGCACATTGTAGAGAATATAATCATAACTCAATTGGAATATGTCTAGTTGGTGGTTGTGCAGAAGATAATGTTAAAAAAGAAGAAGACAATTACACTGGCGAACAATTCGAAAGTTTAAAACAATTATTAACCGAATTAGTAAAAAATTATCCTGAAGCTAAAATAGTTGGACATAGAGATTTAGATAAAAATAAATTTTGTCCAAGTATTGAAGTAAAAGAATATCTATTAAACGAAGATATTCCTAATTATAAATTTCAGGAAGAAGGCATCCTGTCTGAAGGTGATTTAAATGAATTACGTGAAGCAGGAGAAATCTGATTTTATCAGACATTCACCTTGTCCTGACTGTGGTAGCCGAGACAACCTAGCAGTATATACAAACCATACTTACTGTTTCGGTTGCCATACTCACAAATTCACAGACGAACAAGCTGCACCTGCAGCAACAACAATTAAAGCAAAGGAAAAAACAAATATGATTGAAGGTATTACTGAAGCATTACCAACTAGAAAAATTGATAGTAATACTTGTAGAATATTTAATTATGAGACTGGTTCTTATAATGGAAAACCTTGTCATATCGCTAATTACTTTAATAAGAATTACGAAAAGGTAGCACAACATATTCGTTTTCCTGACAAATCATTTATTTGGTTAGGAGACAGTTCAAACATAACTTTATTCGGTCAACAGAATTGGAGAGATGGTGGAAGTCGAAGTAAAATAA